AGACGCGGATCGTGCGGTCGGGGTAGCGGCGCAGCAGTTCGGAGGCTGCTTCATCGGTATGCGTCTCGCGGATGTGGATCTCGTCGAAGCAATGCAGCTGATCGCCGACCTTCTGGCCGATGATCCAGTGCATGGGTGAGACGTTGAAGTCCGCGCAGACGATCAGCTCACCGCCGAGGTCGGCTAGGTCGTCGCGGATGTTGTCATCGCTGAAGTCAGGCACCACGCGGCCAACGAGGTTGACGAAGGAAGCTTCGTATTCCTGAGAGAAGGTGCGCGGGTCAAGGGTGCGACGTGCGGCTTCGATTTCATCGGCGCTGACCTGGCCGCCTTGAAGGGTGTTGAAGGTAAAGGTGGAAGCATCCGGGTCGTCGTCAGCGGCATCCCAGGCTTCGGCAAACCAGTTCAGGCCCGCTGGTGTGGTGGTGAACCAGGCTGGGCCTTGCTGATCGGAAAGCGCAGGGCGGAGCACCATTGTCCAGGCGTCTTCCCGCACGTAGGCGGCTTCATCGACGACACAGCCGGAGAGGGATACCCCTCGGAGGCGATCTGGATCTTCGGCACCCTTGAGGAAGATCGTGCTGCCGTTGGCCAAGTGGACCGATAGCTCGGTTTCGTTTTTGTGGGAGAAGATCTCTGGGGGGACCATCTGCTTGAGCTGCACCCAAGCGATCTGCTTGGCCATGCGGTAGGTGGGTGCCACGTAGTAGAAGAGGCCGCCCGGAAGGTCAAGGCCCCAGGTGATGAGGCGCGTGAGGGAGAGGTAGGTCTTACCGAAGCGACGACCGGAGCAGAGGTAGGTGAAGCGCGTGGAGGCGTCGTAGACCTGCCGCTGGGCGTCGGTGAGGGAGGTATAGAGCGAGTCCTTGAGCGGCGTGAAGTCGAGGTCGAGCTTCAGCGGTTGCGGCGGCTCTAAGACTGATCCACCGCTGACGGCAGCAAGGATGCTCACGAGCAGAGCTGCGCGAGTTTGGCAGCGGTGTTGATGGCACCAAGAGCGATGTGATATTGGCCAGCGCGACGTGCCTCCAGTTGCAGGGTGGAGCACTGAGAGAGCAGGTCGGCAATCATCTGGGGGCGTTCGATGTCCCAGTCAGCCTTCATCTGGTCCCGCGCCATGCGCAGGTATTTGTCACAGGTGTCTTCTGTGACCCCCCAGTTTTCCTTGGCATAGCGGATGCAGTCCGACCTACGGCCACCGGTAGCGATGATCCGCGCAAAGCGTTGAGCGCGGAGTTCGGTTTCAGCCTTAGTGGTGCCTTTGGCTGCCATTAGAAGGCCTCCTGCGGCTCCGGGGTGAAGTGGGCGTTGGAGGGTTGGCAGATGGCGGTGTTGCCGGTGAAGTCTTCCCAGCGCTTGACGATCACGTCGCAGTAGGCGGGATCGAGTTCCATCATGCGGCAGTGGCGGGAGGTCTTCTCGCAGGCAATAAGAGTGGTGCCTGAGCCGCCGTAAAGGTCAACAACGAGATTACCTAGTTTGGAGTCTTTCTCAATAGCCCTGACTGGGAGTTCGCAGGGCTTTTGAGTCGGATGGGCTTTTAGGTGTTCATCGGTCATATGGATGCGACGAACGAACCAGAGTTCTTTCTTGGCTTTAGGGAAACGCCAGCAGACTTCAAAAGAGGAGCCGTAGACCTTGTTTTCGTCTTCAGAGTGAGCTTTAGCCCAGATGAGGGTTGAGCCTTGCTCCCAGAGCGGAATGGACTTGCAGAAATAATCAGCGCCCCAGATGTACCAGACAGGAGCTGGGAGGAGCTTCATCATCGCTCCTGCATCAAAAGGCTTGTCGTCGTCGTGAACCTGCTTGTACGTCTTGGTTGACGTACCCATTTTTGAATAATCGGTATCGAGGTTCATCCCATATGGCGGGTCAGTGAACACCATGTCCGCCTTCTGCCCATCCATGAGGCGTTCGATGTGCTGGATGTTGGTGGAGTCGCCGCAGAGGAGGCGATGATTGCCGAGGATCCAAAGGTCGCCAGGTTTGGTGATCGGGTCTTCAGGTGCCTCAGGCACCTCATCAGGGTCGGTATTGCCTTCGACGGGCTCTAGCTGCTCCGCTTCCTGCAGCAGGGCATCCAAGTCTTCCTGCTCAAACCACGGGGCTATGTCGTGCTCTTCACTGAGCTGCTGCAGCATCTCGGCATCCCAGTCAGAGAGTTCAGCAGCGCGGTTGTCGGCCAGGGCTAGGCCTACCTTGTCGTCTTCGGATAGGCCAGAGCGGCGAACGGCAATGATCTCGTCGCCTGCGGCTTCAACCACCTTGAGCTTCGTTAGCCCTAGTGCCTTGGCACCTTCGATGGTGCCGTTACCGGCTAGGATGCGGTTCTCTTCGTCGATGACGATGGAGCGTGCGGCACCGTAGCGCTGCAGGGATTCTTGTATTAGGCGTGCAGAACTATCAGTGCGCTTGCGTGCATTCTTATGGTCGAACTTTAGGTCTGAGATATTTGCCATGGCCGGAGTTTAACCGGGGGAGGGCATGAAAAGCGTGCCATCGGAGGCTAGGACGTTCAGGCGGAGTTCCGCGTCGTCGACGCCGTAGGCCCAGATGGTGCCCATGCGGGGGATGGTTTCAGGCTCGATGGTGAAGAGGAAGAGGTAGTTGCCTTCGGGGTTGTCTTGTGAGGAGGAGGGGAGGTAGAGGCCGGTGAGGCGGAAGGTAGCGAGGAGTTGTCGAGCGATGTATTCAGCTTCAGCCATGGTGGAGTCGTCATTGAAGACAAGGCCGAAGGGTTCGCCGGTGTAGGGGTATTCAGCGACAACGGACCACGGTTCCATGGTGCCAAGGCTGGCTAGCTTAAGTTGCCGTGAGGGGGATGATGGTGATGAGGGCACCTGGACGTTCTTCTGGTGTGGTGTAGCGCTTGTGGGCGGATAGTTGAACCACTTGAGAATCGTCGTGAAGAAGAGTGCCAGTGAGGGCATCAAGCACGGCACGGGAGAGCTTGTCGATGTCGCCTTTGTGTTTGGAGGTTAGGTGGAGTGGTGCTTTAGGGGATAGACCGGACTTGTTGAAGTGAGCCTTGGGTCGTAGGAAACGGAAGGTGATGGAGATAGAGACGGGTGCTGTGGTGAGGGGGTAGTTGGTAGCGAGTGCGGCGTCAGTGATGTGCGAGCGCCAGGGGCGTAGGCGCTTGTTGGTTTCGAGCATGATGCCGTTAGGCATGGCGCGCTTGGAGCCTTGCGTGGCGGCTTCCATGCCGATCACATCGAAGGTGATGGCGCTAGGCGCGGAGAATGATGGTGGCGGTGTTGATGCGTTGCTGCTGTCGTTCGATATACCAGCGCTCTGCGGTGAGAGCGCGGGCAGGGTCTGCGGAGAAGGTGCCATTAACGGTGAGGTATTGACCGCAGAGGGAGACGAGGCGACAGGGTTGGTATTCAGGCCGCTTTGTCGTCATGGTCTGGTTTGCCGATGGCGGTGATAGCGGCGGCAACGATGGCTTCGAGTTGAGCGCGGGGGATGCCAGAGACGGTGCGAGCGGCGGCGTCGATGGCGCGTTGGTAGGCGGTGAGGGTGATGGGGAGGGAGGAGGCTTTGAGCTTGGTCTTCATGCGGTGCGGACTTCCCAGAAGTGTTTGATGGTTACCGTGGCCTCGCCCAAGGCGAGTGAAAGTCGTTCGGATGCCTTGAGCTGCTCGCGTTGCTCAAGGATGTGAGCGGGATAGGTGTAGGACTTGCGGCTACGGCGAGTGATTTTGCAGTCGTTCCACGCGAGTTGCTCCTCTGCTTCACCCGCTTCCACCAGTTGATCCAATAGGTCAAGGAGTTCTTGGCGTCGGGCTTGGATCGCTTTCTCACTGATGGCGAGGTTGGTGAGTTCTTCTAGCAGCGGTTCAAGAGAAGGCGGTGTAGACGAGGGCTGCGATGAGGATGCAAGTCCAGAGGAAAGTGATGAGATCGCCATGACGCTCAAGGAAGGATTGGGGCTTGGAGGGTTTGCGGTGCGGACGTGAGGGCACGGCTTGGAGAGGTGCGGTGCGGGAGTAGGTGCGGCGTGTGGTGCGGGTGATGAAGGGAGGAAGAGAGGGGGAGGTCATGGGTTGGGTCTCCAGCCGTTGCGGTAGGCGAGGGTGATGAGGGTTTGACGGTTGTGGGAAAAGCAGGGGATGCCGTGGTCGTCGAGGAAGTCGGCGGCGTCTTCCTCGTGGATGTCGTTGGTGACGGCTTGCTCCAGCAGGAAAGCCAGCTGCTGCTCGTTAGGGCTAGTCACTGGAAGCAAGCAAAGGAGTTGCGATCAGCTGCGCTGAGGCATTCGCCGGCCCAGTCGTAGGGCTGGGGGTCAGGGGTGCCGGGGCGGAACTGGACGGTGTAGGGGATGCCGGCCGCCAAGAAGGTGGCGTGCATATCGTCGAGTTCTTCCTCGTGGCAGTAGTCGGAGAGGATGGCGCTGTTGAAGAGGTAGCGCTCAGCCCAGTCTGTAGTGGAGGAGGGGAGGTCTGGGAGAACCGTGCAGAGAGGGTTCATGGGAAGGATGCGGTGGGGTCGCCCCCGTAATCACGACAATAGGCTAGCCAACGTTAGGCGTCAAGGGTGGCTAGCGAAGAGGGTGCCGGGATTCCGATGGAGCCGCATGCTCCTGCCCTGATTTCCCTTGCGGGTGTTGTATTCGGGCCATCCCGGCGGATCAAGAGTGCCACGGGATGGGGCGCTGGTGGACTAGCGGCGGCTGATCAGCAGCAGGCAGGCATTAAAAAAGCCCCCAGCGGGGGCTGATAAGCCAAGAAGTCGATCAGGCCAGATCCATCACGACCACGGGATTGATGCTGCCGGTTTCCTTGCAGAGCTGGTAGCGGGCACCATCAGTGGCCTTGTTGGCTTCCCAGAGCGCCAAAGCGGCCTTCTTGGGCATCGGGCCGGTAACGGCGAGGGTGTTGCGAGCGATGTAGTACATGAGGTGGATGCGGGTGGGGTCGCCCCCTGACCTCTTCAATATAGCCCATAGGCTAGCCTATGGCAAGAGGGCTAGGAAGCCTTAGCAAGACGTAACAAGCAGGGGAAGCTGCTCGGTGATCGGTGGCAGCGCTGCAGTTCCCCACTGAGCCGCCATGGCATCAGCAACGCCTTGGAAGGTGCGGCTGCGCTCTTTCCAGCGATCAGGCCCTGGTGGCATGCGATGCACCCGTGCCTCACGGCCGCCAACGCATTGAGTAGGGCGGAGCTTGGGTAGGTTGTTGAGCCAGAGGCAGGTGGCCTTGACTTCACCGTGGCCGTATTGCCAAGGCTGGATGATCTGATCCGGCGGCCTGATCGCTGAGCTGATCACGCTCACCGGGTTTTCGATGCACCAGCGAGGGATTGGTGCAGCCATCAGCAGCCGCACAAAGTCGAGAGCCTCGGCCTGCTCGCGTTGCTTGCGGTGGAAATGACGCGAGCCCGATACGGCGAGGTGCGTGCAAGGCGGGTGCGCCACCATCAGATCCCAGCCCAGATGGAGGACGTGCTGTACCGGCGCCATGAAATGGGGGCCAGGCACTTCTGTGGGCAGCAGGTCACAGCTCCACGCGTCATGCCCGTGACGGCGGAAGGCATCGCGGACTCGGCCGCTGTACTCGCAGGCGACTAAGACACGCATTGCTTGCTAGCCCTAGTCACCACGGCCGAAAGCGTGCGGCGTACTGCTCGCAGACATCCAGCCAGGCCTGCAAGCACTCATCAGCGGTGTGGGTTTGGATCACGAGGCTGCCGGGTCGTGACCAGAGCGTGAGGCAGCGGGAGATGAGCAGCTTGTAGTGGTCGCCGATCATTTCGACGCCGGCGCCAAGTTGCGGGCGGGTGTCGTAAGGGGTGGAGCGCTCGGAGCTTTGGGTTTTCAGATCGGCGATGCCGTAGGTGCCATCGGCAAAGCGGATCACGAGGTCGGCAGTGCCGGCGACGTTGCGGCGCAGGCTGTAGGCCATCACCTCTGCGCCGATCACGCTGATGCGATCCCAGAGTTCGTGGGCCAGGAGCGGTTCGATCCAGGCGCCGTAGTCACCATGGAGCGCTGGAGACAGGTTCGGCGGTGGGCTGGGGTTGAAGCGCTGGTGCGCCATCACCTCCAGGGCCTTGTGGATCGTGTTGCCCCGTGGTTCCCAGATGTGACGGCTGCTCATGATTGCCGCTAGTTGCTCGGGCGTTTTGCTCACCGCCGAGATCAGGCTGGTGACGCTGACCGGGAACTGGTGGCCATTGGAGAGGCGGTAGGTCCACGTTTCTTGGTCCCTCGTTAGCCCTAGTGGCTGCAGCCACATCGAAGTCGCGGGGGTTGATGGGTTGGACGGCTTCCCCGGTGTTGGCGGCGCGGAGCGGGTTGGCATAGGGCGTG